ATTCAACATCCCGGTGCAAAAATGAAAACCGCGCTGGTGGTGCATGGTGGGCAAGGCGTGGGTAAAAACATGTTCTTTGAAGCGGTGATGGGTATCTATGGTGAATATGGCAGAGTGATTGGGCAAAGTGAGCTAGAAGAGAAGTTTAACGAATGGGCAAGCCGCAAGTTGTTCCTGATTGCCAATGAAGTGATTGCAAGGCAGGAACTATTTCACCAAAAGAATAAAATCAAAGCTTTGATTACCGATGATTGGATTCACATCAACCAGAAGAATGTTGCAGCGCACGATGAGCGTAATCATTTGAATTTGGTGTTTTTGTCTAACGAATCACAGCCTGTGATATTGGATCCAGATGACAGGCGTTTTATGGCGATTTGGACACCCAAGAAGCATGATGCTTCTTTTTATCATGATGTGCTGCAAGAGATTGCGGGCGGCGGCATTGCCGCGCTGCATCAATATTTACTCGATTATGATCTGGGCGATTTTCACCCTGGCACGCCGCCGCTGGATACCAGGGCAAGGGTATCGCTGATTGAAATCAGCAAGGAAAGCCCAGACCGCTTTATCGATGCATGGCTGGCGGGTGAGCTAGGCGTTGAGCCTGCGACCTGCTCCCTGGCTGACCTATACCTGTTTTACACTCGTTGGTGTAGAGACGAAGGTGAGCGATTCTCATATGCCAAAAACAAATTTTCAGCGCATATCGGGCGGCGTGAAGATATTGATGTTGCCAAGAAGGGTGTGTTGCAGGGCAATGGCAAGTCAAAAGTCACCAATGTTGTGATACTCGAATGCGACCCAAAACCCGATGGCCCAGCATGGTTGGAGTGGCTAGGCAACAAAGTGAAGTCATTTTCGTTGGCATTATCTAATGTTGAAGGTGGTTTTTAGATGCAAAATTTCCGCACTTTACGCTTAATTTCTTCACCCGAAACCGCGTCAAGTGTTGCGGCTATTGGCACTTTCCGCACTTTACGCATTTTACGGTTGTCCGCGCGTTACGCGTACTTTGTTTTCACATCACTAAAACCCTTCTCACGTTATGCGGAAAACTACCGTAAAATGCGTAAAATGCGTAAATTGTTTTATATATTAAATAGTTATAGTGATGTTAGTGAAGAAATTAAGGGTAAAGTGAAGAAATTACCTTTGTGCTTGGTTCAATTGTGCTTCGTCATAAATAGGTTGGTATGTATACATTATGAACAATCTACGGTTATCCCGTTGGATAATGAATTATGAGATATTTAGTTTGGTATAGCTGCGGCATTGCAAGTGCAGTTGCTGCACACATCACAATATGCGAAGGCCACAAGGATGTTGAAATCGCATATTGTGATACTGGCTCTGAGCATCCAGATAACCAGCGCTTCTTAGCAGAGTGCGAGAAGCTTTTTCAGCAAGGTATTGTAAAGCTAAAAAGCGATAAATATAATGATATTTGGGATGTGTTTGATACTGGGTATCTAGTGAGTCCGAAAGGCGCAATGTGCACCACTCAACTCAAAAAGAAGGTAAGACAAAAATTTCAGAAGTGGGATGATATTCAAGTGTTTGGATATACGGCTGATGAGAGGCATCGTGCAGAGCGGCTGATAGAGCAAAACCCTGAAATCAATATATATACTCCATTGATTGAGCGAAATATGACAAAACAAGATTGTTTTGATTACTTCAATCGGTTTGGTATTAAGCGACCTGCAATGTACGACTTGGGCTTTAACAACAATAATTGTATTGGTTGCGTAAAAGGCGGCATGGGTTATTGGAATCATATTCGCAAACATTTTCCTGATGTGTTCGATAGAATGGTTGAAACAGAAAAGAGGCTCAAAAGAACTGTAATCAGAGTTGAGACAGGAGAAATAGACAAAGAGGGAAAGAAAATAAAAGAACCTTGGTTTCTCGCTGATTTGCCGCCAAACAGAGTGGTTCATAAAGGCCTATTCCGAGAGGACTTATTTTCTCACGCCATGTCTTGTGATTTTTTATGTGGTGGTGATGAAAGTGCCTGATTTGAATATTGTTGAATGCAGGCATTGCGGTGCAACATATTGGGCGGCTGTGCCGCAAAGCATGGCGATTGATGGCGGGCCTTGCTGCTTTGGGCATAAGCTGATTGATGTGGCACAATATACCAGTGAGCATGAAGCTAAGAAGGTGTATCATCATTGGCAGGCGTATCAACGGCGTGAGATTGAGAAGGCAAGGAGGTTGGTGGCATGAGCGATGGCAAGATGATGAGCCAAGCGGAATTTGCCCGCGCTCAAGGTTGGTCTAGGGCGTATGTGACTGGCTTGAAGAAAGCAGGGCGGTTGAAGATACAGCGCGTGGGCAAGCGTGATTTGGTGTTGGTGGCTGAATCTTTGGCATTGCTTGAAGAAACCAAGGACGTGAATCGGCAAGATGTGGTGCAACGCAATGCACAAGCCAAGCAGCAAGCAGGCGGCGCACAGCAGCCTGATGACCATGTTCTAAGGGCGAACAACTCGCAAGCTGCATCCAAGGCGGTGACAGAGGAATACAAAGCCAAATCTGCCAAGCTTGCATACGAGCGTGAAATCGGTTTGGTGGTTGAAACCAAAGCTGTGGAAAAAGCAGCAGCGGAAGTGGCAACACTGATTCGCACTACGCTCAATAATTTGCCCGATCAGCTTGCGCCTGAGCTTTTGCCCTTGGACGATATTCAAAGCATTCAGACATTGCTTAGCGAGCGGTTTGAGCAGGTGCTTAAGGATATGTCGCAACAAATGAAAAATGGAATAGGCCTTAAATCATGAACCACGAAGCCACAAAGAAAAGTTGTGTCAAACCAGTTTTGCGGATGCAAAAGACCAGAAGAATAAAAGGAGAACTAAAATGACTGATGAAAAAAACATTGAACAAAAGCTTAAAGATAAAGGGCTCAATGCTCCACGACTATCGCCTGATGTGATTGACGATGTAATAGTAGGTGAAACTTTTACGGTGTTGCCAAGTGGCAAGTGCATGGTATGTGAACTTACATTGAAAAATGGCTTTACTGTGCGCGGTGAATCTGCGGCTGTGAGCAAAGCTAATTTTGATATTGAAATTGGGGAAGAAATTTCACGTAAAAATGCCCGTGACAAAATTTGGGGATTTGAAGGTTACTTGCTTCAACAGCGGCTGCATGAAGAAGTTGGCCTTTAACCAGTTTTGCGGATGCGATAAGCGGCGCAGAAAGCATGAGGGCAATGCTTAGAACCCTTGCGGCAGTAATATGCCGATAAAATTGGTAGCAGTAGGCACTAAGGCTGTGGATAGTTGAAGTGTAACCACCAAACCTAATCGGGTGTGAATAGGATTAGGGATTTCAAGGAGGATATGAGATGGCGAACTGGAAAGAAAAATTAAACGAAGAAGCTGGTGATGATAAAATTATTGCTTGCACATTGACGGAAGAAGAACTGGCGGTTGATTTTGACGATGGATATGGCGGCGCGGAAGGTAAATGTTTTACAGCTTGGGGAGAGAAGTATGTTTATTTCCCTGTTGTGTATGATGGTTATGAGTGGGTAGGCAAAGCACCACGCAACCCTTGTGATGAAGCAACTGAGCATATGGGCGGTTGATAGGTTTGATTGCAGATAAGCGACAGGGAGTAAAACATGAGCAAATTGAATGTTGTTATAAAAGATGGAGAGTGTACGAAATTGGAAGTTGAAGGGCATCCAATATGTGCTTCAAGCGCACAGCTTCACCTTGATGCGCGAGGCTTATTTAAGATGATGGTAAAGATACCTGTTTTTGATGCGAATATAAGCATTGATGATTGTGAGGTGGAAGGGCTGCCAGAGGTTGTGACAGTGGAAAAAGCCATGGAAAATATAAACTTGTTTCTTGATGAAAAGCTATTCCATCTTAAAATAATGATTCATGAAGCTGCGGATAACGCGCGCAAGGAGGTGGGCATGGACACTTTTACTAAAGAAGCGTTTGCATGGTTTGCGCTTAGGAGTGCGTTGTTTAAACAGAAGAGGTTTTATCGAAGCGTATTTGAACTTGGTTTAATCGCTGACCCTGCGCTGGCATTGGCGGCAGCGTCACCGTTGACCGAGTCGGTTCGACGCAAGGATAAGATTCGACATTATGCTAAAGAATTAGATAGGGTAGATGATGTTTTAGGTAGGCGTTTCACTCCACCAAAGCGTATGGGTGATGAAGACGTAGACCATGACTGAAGCCATGCAAAAGCCTGATGCGCGGCAAGTGTATATCTCTGCATTTGCAAGGGCGGTTCGACCACGGACGCGGCTTACGGTTTCGCAGTGGGCAGATAAACATCGGGTGTTGTCTGGTAAGTCGTCACCTGAGCCTGGGCGTTGGCGCACGGAGCGTATGCCACATATCAAAGAGCCTATGGATAAGCTTAGCTCGCATGTGCTTTGTGAAAAGGTGGTGTGCATGTTTCCTGTGCAGATGGCCAAAACGGAAATTGGCTTAAACTGGCAGGGCTATATCGTTGACCATTCGCCCGCACCCACACTTAGTGTGCAGCCTACGCTTGAGCTACGTGATAGGTATGTGGCGCAACGCATTAATCCGCTGCTTGAAGATACGGAAGTGCTTGCCAAGAAGTTTGACAACAAAGTGAGTCGCAGCGCATCGAATGCCAAAGACTTGAAAGATTTTGAGGGTGGTATTTTGGTGCTTGGTGGGGCGAATGCCGCAAGCTCGCTGTCATCCATGCCGATTCGCAATGTGATCGCCGATGAGTTGGATCGGTTTATGTGGACGCTCAAAGGCGAGGGCGACCCTTTGGGTTTGATTGAAGGCAGGCAGTCCAACTTCAATCGCCGCAAAAGTCTATACATCTCATCGCCAACCATGAAAGGTGCAAGCCGCATTGAAGAAGAATTTGAAGGTGGCGACCAAAGGTATAGACAAGTGCCATGCCCACATTGTGGGGCTTGGCTTGAATTGAAATGGAAGCAACTGCATTGGCAGGCTGTGGATGGCCAAGTGTTGGCGGCTTGGTATGTATGCGAACATTGCGGCTGCGAGATTGAAGAACATGAGAAAGCAAGGATGCTGGGCAATGATGTGGCACGATGGTTTCCACACAAACCACATGCGCCTTATGCCAGCTACACCATCAACGCCTTATATTCACCTTTGGGCATGGGTTGGGGCTGGCTGAAATTGGCACAAGAATGGTTGAAGGTGCAGGGCGATGTTGCCAAGTTGAAACGCTTTGTGAACACACGCTTGGCTGAAACTTGGGATGCCAAAGGCAAAATCAAACCGCGCATGATTCAGGAGCGAGCAGAAGATTATGGTTTGCGTACTGTGCCACCTGGTTGCTTGGTGTTGACTTGCGGCATTGATACTCAAGATGACCGCCTTGCCGTGCAGCTTGTTGGGCATGGTAGGGATGGACTGTTGTTCGTGTTGGATTATTTTGAGTTGCCCGGTGTACCATCAGATTTGGTGGATGAATTTTTAAGGGGTGAAGGCAAATTGTTCACCTATTTGACCACGCCCTTGCAAAACGCTTGGGGCAAAACACTGCGCATTCGTGCATCGGCATGGGATACAGGTGGGCATTACACGGATGATATTTACCGCGCCATTAGGCAAAATAAATCCGTGCCGCTATTGATGGCGATTAAGGGGTTAAGCGTGAAAGGCAAACCCATACTTTCACCGCGACCTAGCAAACAAGATGTAAACCTGAGAGGCAAAGTGATTCGTGGCGGTGTGGCGTTGTGGGGTATTGGCACGGATACTGTCAAAGATTATATTTTTAGCCGATTGGAATCGGATGAAGATAAAGATGCGGGTGAGCGTAAGTTCCATTTTTCAGCCGAGCTTGATGATGATTATTACGATATGTTGACTGCTGAAGTGTTTGACCCTGAGAAAAACCGCTATGTGAAAAAATCAGGTGCGCGCAATGAAGCCTTGGATACTTTGGGTTATGCTATTGCCGCAAGCAGACACCCTAAGCTTAGGCTTCATGCGACACGGGCAAAAGATTGGGACGCTTTGGAGCGGTTGCTGCAGCCTGAAAACATGGACAAAGCCGAAGCTGAAACAGAAACACGGCAAAGCACCAAGGATGAAGATATGACGCAAGCCGCCAAGCGACCAAGGAAGCAGGGGCGCAAACGTAGGCGTGGTGGGTTTGTGAGTGGCTGGTGAGACGAAGCGAAAAGAGCCCGTGGCTGATGTGGTGGATGATGCTTTGGCTAAGGTTGTTGAAGCCTTGGGTGAAGATGTGTTTACCCCTGCCATGGCTGCCAAGATTGAAGCGGATATTCGCAGGAGTTGGGCGGGCAGCGTGTATGTGTTAAGCAAACCTGCATCCAAGGCCAAGCAGCTTTTGGTGGATTGGCGCAATGGTGATGATGTTGCCACGGTCGCTTGTCGCTATGGTATGAGCGAGCGCAGAGCTCGGCAAATTATTAACCAGCGCAAAAAATATAAAGACACTTAAAAAAACAAAAGGAAATTTCTTAGGTAGAAAATTTCACATCTAGGCAAGCAGGGTTCGCCACATGAATGCTGGCAATGTGATACCAACTACTTTTTTCGCAGGCGACACGGTCGCTTGGCTGGTTGACCACCCTGCTTATTTGCCAGCCGATGGCTGGGCGATTCAAGCGGACATCACCAACGCTAACAATCACTACAGCACAACAAGCACAGATAATGGCGATGGACAGCATAAGTTGCTTTTGGATACCACAGCTACGCAAGGCATGGTTGCAGGTGATTATCAACTGACTTGTGCCGCAATCAAAGGCAGTGAGCGATATACCTTATCCGTATCATCTATTTCAATTCAAGCCAATCCAACTCAAGCGGGCGAAAGCCGAAGCAAAGTAAAACAAACGCTTGATGCCGTAGAAGCATATTTGTTGGACACCAACAATCTCAAAGCGGCAAGCTACAGTATTGCAGGACGCGACTTAGCGCGCTATTCATTGACCGAAGTGTTGTCTTTGCGCAATCAGTTACGCAAGGACTATCAAAGAGAGCAAGCACAACAGCGCATGGCAGGCGGGCGTAAACCTAGACGCAGATTGTTGACAAGGATGCGGGGCTGATGGGCGAAGTGGTGCGCATAGCTCAAGATTTAACCATCGGTCAACCAAATCCGCAACGCGAATATGGTTCGCGTATCAATAATGCGTGGCTGAAAGAACGTAAGGCGCAGCAAGCGGCGCAAGCCAAAACAAAAAAAACAGCAAGGAATTATGCAGGGGCAGTTCCAAGTCGCACCAACATGGGATGGGGGGCAGCCTCTAAACCTGTGAATTGGCATATTTGGCAAGGGCTTCAAGCTTTGCGCGCACGCTCTCGCGAGCAAGTTCGCAACAATGATTATGCGCGGAAGTTTATCGCCATGTGTAAATCCAACGTGGTTGGGCATATGGGCATTCAAATGCAAAGTAAAGCATCGGATGGGTTTGGACCTGACAAGCAGCCTGACCGCTTGGCGCAAGATGCGATTGAAAGCCATTGGAAAACATGGTGCAGGGCTGAGCATTGTGACGTGGCTGGCAAGTTAAGCTTTAAAGCGATGTGTCAGTTGATTGTCGCAACAGTAGCGACAGATGGCGAGTGTTTGGTGCGCCTGCATCAGCGCGGCGATTTTTCCTTTTCTTTGCAAGTGATTGACCCTGAACTTTTAGATTTGCGATTGAATAAAGATTTAGGGCACGGCATTCGTATCCGCATGGGCGTTGAAATGGATGTTTTGGGTAAGCCGATTGCTTATCATATTTTGGATAAAGCTGATGAGAGCTTGTATCAATCCAGCTATTACACAGCCAGTCACATTCGGATTCCCGCACATGAAATAAAGCATCTTTTCCTGCATGAGATGGTGGATCAAGCGCGTGGTGTGCCGTGGATGGCTTCTGCTTTGGTACGCATGAAGAATTTGCACGGCTACGAAGAAGCCGCAGTGATTGCAGCAAGAATTGGCGCGTCCAAGATGGGCTTTTTCAAAGCATCTGAAGATGGTGCTGGCGCATCAGATTTGGCGGACGATGAAGATATAGTGGCTGATGAATTTATTCAGGAAGCAGAGCCAGGTGCATTCGAGGTTCTTCCTGATGGCTATGATTTCCAAGCGTTCAACCCAGATTACCCACATCAACAATTTGGCGAATTTGTAAAGGCATCGCTACGTGGAATTTCGTCGGGCTTGGGTGTGGCGTATCCCAGCTTAGGCAATGATTTGGAAGGTGTTAATTTTTCTTCCATTCGTGCTGGTGTCCTTGAAGAGCGTGAAACATGGAAGCTGCTGCAAGACTGGTTGATTGATGATTTCTGTTTACCCGTATTTGAATCTTGGTTGACCTCGCAGTTGGCGCGCGGGGCAATCCGTGTTCCTTCAACTAAACATGGCGCGGTTTCTTTGCCTGCCTCGGGATTTGAAAAGTTTAAGCAAGTCACATTTCAAGGTCGCAGATGGGCTTGGGTTGATCCACTTAAAGACATGAAAGCCAACCGCGAATCGGTTGAGCAAGGCTTCAAATCACGCTCAGAAATCATTCGCGAACAAGGGCGCGACCCCGAAGAGGTTTGGAATGAACTGGCAAAAGAAGAAAAAATCATGCGCGAACTTGGTTTAATCGCCGACCCTGCGCTGGCAAAAGGTGTCTGACATGTTGAATAAAAAGAAAAACACTGAAAATAAAGTGTGGTTTACTTTTCGCAATCTTGATGAGGGAACGCCCACGCTTGATATTTTTGATGAAATTGGCGGCTGGGGAACATGGGCTGATGAAGTGATTTCTCAGCTTGATGCCATTACTGCTTCGGAAATCAAAGTGCGCCTTTTTTCCCCTGGCGGTTATGTGGACGAGGGCATTCAGATTTATAACGCGCTGCGTCGCCATCAAGCGAGAATTATTGTAGAGATTGATTCGCAAGCATCATCCATTGCTTCGGTGATTGCCATGGCTGGCGATGAAATTCGCATGGCGGATACGGCTTTCATGATGATTCATGACCCATGGGGCGGTGCGATGGGCACGGCAGAAGATATGCGTCAAACAGCGGATGTTTTGGACAAATTAAAAGCCTCGATTGTTTTAGCTTACAGCAAACGCACAGGTTTAGATTCGGTGACTATTGAAGAAATGATGGCAAAAGAAACTTGGATGAGTGCGGCGGAAGCTGTGGATCTGGGTTTTGCTGACATTGTTGATGATATAGATGCTGCACCTGCTGCTCAAGCCAGCTTTTCCAACAAAATCGTGGGTGCATTCAAACATGTGCCAAAGGCTTTGTCGGACTCGTTAAAAAACATCAATAAAAACATGCAAGAAAAACCAGTTTTGATGCTTTCGCCCATGGCGATGGCACGCATAGAAGATTCCGCAGCGGCGGATAAAAAAGAAGCCACGGCTTCACAACAAGTGGAGGTTATCATGAATGATAACAATGATAAACAAGCAGTGGATTCCGCTGCTGCAAAACAAGAAGGCATGAACGCGGAACGCGAACGCATTGGTGAAATTCAAGCGCGCGCCAGTCTCGCTGCTAAGAATTTAGGGCGCGAAGCTGTTGATGCGTTGGCTAAAAAAGCTATCGATCAAGAAAAAACAGCAGATCAATTTTCTGCCATGCTAAATGCCTTGTATCAAGACGACTCAGCTTCTAAGCATGCACCAATTGGTTTAAGCGATGGTGAAGTGCAGGCGTTTTCAGTGCACCGCGCTTTGGCTGCTGCGGCAACTGGCGATTGGTCACAGGCTGGATTTGAGCATGATGTTGTAATGGCAACGGCACAGAAGCTTGGCAGCCATTACAAAAAAGGCGTGGCGATTCCGACTGATGTATTGCTTCGCCGCCCGCAAAATGTGATTACAACAACAGGCGCAGCGCCAGCCATCCAAACAGATGTTCAGGGTGCGAACTTTATTGAATTGTTGCGCAACAAAATGCGTGTGCGTGAAGCGGGTGCGACTGTGCTTGAAGGTTTGGTCGGCAATCAAACTTTGCCACGTCAAACAGGCGGCGTTCAAGGTCAATGGTTGGCAGAAGGTGTTGCGCCTAACCAAGTTGACCAAACGTATGATTCAGTGTCTTTGACACCTAAAGGCGTATCGGCATCTACACGGGTGACCCTACTAAGCCTTATGCAGTCGTCTGTTGGTCTAGAAGCGTTGACGATTCGTGATATTGTGAACGCTATCGCCTTGGCTGCAGACTTCGCTTGCATCAACGGTTCAGGCATTGGTGCAGAGCCTAAGGGCATTTTGAAAACAGCAGGTATCCAGCCAGTTATTATGGGTGTGAATGGTGGGGCGTTGTCTAATGTTGACCCGCTGGTAGATATGGAAACCTTAGTGGCTAGTTCCAATGTTGATGATACAGCCTTGCGCTATATGACAAATGCCAAAGTGGTTGGTGCATTGAAAAAAATCAAATCGACTACAGGCGAGTATTTATTTAGTGGGCGAGACCGCGACCTGCCTACTGCTGTCGGCAACGTGAATACTTATGATGTGCTGCGCAGTAATCAAGTTCCAAGCAATGGCGCTAAAGGCACGGGCACCAACTTGTCATCCATTGTATTTGGCGATTGGTCACAACTCTTGATTGGTGAATGGGGCGCATTGGTACTTGATGTTGAGAAAGTTCCAGGTAATCCAGGCGCATTCAATATTAATGCGTTGCAGTTTATGGATTGTGCCGTGGCTCAGCCTAAGGCGTTTTCTGCAATCACTGACATTATTGCTTAAACACAACGCAGGCAGGGTTCGCGCCTTGCCTGCAATGTTTTCTTATTTGTAAATTCTTGGAGAAAAAAATGAAAGTTAAAATTTTAAATGATTCGTTTATTGATGGCGAGCACTGCGAAGCAGGGGATGTTGTTGATGTTTCAGATGCTGATGCCAGCTACTTGATTTCAGCAGGCGATGCTAAAGCGGCAGGCGATGTGAAAGCGAAAAAAACAACCGTAAAAAAAATGAAGATTGTGATTGTTCAAGCGTGTTTGGTTGATGGTGAACCTTTGGCACGTGGCGCAACAGCTTCAGTGAATGCGGATGATGCAAAATATCTGCTTGGGCATGGGCAAGCTTTAGCTGCTGGCTCTGATGAAGCCAAAGATTTCTTGGCAGAGGTGAAGAAAGAAAAAGCCGCTGCTGAAAAAGCCGCTGCTGAAAAAGCCGCTGCTGAAAAAGCCGCTGCTGAAAAAGCCGCTGCTGAAAAAGCCGCTGCTGAAAAAGCCGCTGCTGAAAAAGCCGCTGCTGAAAAAGC